GACGTTTTGAAGATGTGGCCTCGATTAAAGTCGAGTCCATTGTGGCGTAAAGTAAATAGTATTATCATATTTGCCACTTCAATGACGTTATTTGGTGAAGAAACTACGCGAGCGAAAGCGTTACGCGTAGAAGAAAATTTTTATAAGTCAAAACATATGATGCAGGCAGATTTTGTCTACAATGTGTTAGACTTGATTTTATTCGTTGCGGAACGTGGTATCCAGGTTGTTAAATCTAAAACCATTGATCCAATGTTCCATTCAGGTGGTTCATACGAAAAATGGTATGATACCGCCACTGAACTCGTTTCGAAATCTAATTTTCTTGCTAATCCCACAGCACATGGTATAGACATACACACCTTTATGGGTGATTTGGATAAACTAATTGCTAAGGGACAATCCATGTACAAATTTTCTTGTGAATTGGATAAGAGTGCTCGGAAAGTAATCCAGAGTACTGTGCAAAAACTATTGGAAATCAAAGCGACACATGTAAATCGCAAAACAGCTCAACAAACAAGAAGAGCTCCTTTAGCGGTTATTGTGGAAGGTCATTCTTCAGTAGCGAAAACAACTTTTTCCAACATTTTGCATTACTATTATGGTAGTTTGCGACACAAGGATATTGGACCAGGATCTCGATACACACGTATGTCGAATGCAGCCTTCTGGGATGGTTTTACATCAGACCAGTGGAGTTTGCTTATCGATGATGCAGGTAGTATTAGTCCAGCAGTTATGCAAGGATTAGATCCTTCTATCGCTGAAATCTTCTTGTGCATTAACAATGCCCCTTTCATGCCAGATATGGCTAAATTGGAAGATAAAGGCGCTGCTCCATTTCTAGGCGAGCTTGTTTGTATCACTACAAATACTCCAAAGTTGAATTTTGATCATTACTTTACTTGCCCAGGTGCGGCAGCACGCCGTATACCATTCCATATTCGAATTCGTCCTAAAGCAGAGTTGAAGAAAAATGAGACTATGATAGACGAAACGAAGTTGGAGCAAATTATGCCAGGAAGTTATCCTGATTGGTGGGACATAGAAATATTAGTCCCCGTTTTAGTTAACACTTCTGGTGACCCAGCATTTGAATTTCAAACATCATATGAGCTAGTCAGTAAACACATGTTTTCTAATATGCGTGATTTTCTCAAATGGTTTAAGGAAATTGTTAAGAATCATACTCTGATTCAAGACAAAATTGCTGTCAGTGAAGAAGCTTTCAGATTAACATCGTTATGTGGTAATTGTGAACTCCCAATTGGGATGTGTACGTGTTCGATTAGTGCACCACCTTTATCACACTATATTGACGCGTTGACAGAAGGTGATACTTCAATTTCTGATGACACTGCGACCACCCTTAGTGATTGTGAACCATTAGCTATGCAATCATCATTCGAATGGAATTTTACAGAAGTGGAACCCAATCCCCCTGTTACTCTCGAAGAAAAGGATTTTTGGGGTAGTTTATTAATTAGAATTATCTTTTATGCATTATCATTCGTATTTACAGGCCTCAAGTTTACAGGGTATAACCTTATTCTTGGTATGTTAATAGTAGTGTGGCAATTTAGAGAGTTCTTTTATAAAATGGTGTTTCGACCGCAAGGATGGGAACCGGCACACGTAATAATGGATGTTATGTTGAATCGTGTTTATTTTAGTATGCATGATTTCATGATTGACAAGACTGTTGCAGTGTCTGAAGGTCTCATTACTTACACACAGGATGCTCGCATTGCGATGCGTCGGTGTGGTGAGAGAGTAGCAAGTACCTATTTTAAGCATAGTCGACTCATTAAGTTGATCATTGCTGTTTTGAGTGTTGTGCTCGCGGGTTATTTAGCTTTTCGCATGTTTAATAAAGAAGATCCGAAATATAGTATGCAAGGTCTAGTGCTTGACAATGTTGGAGTCAGTCCTAATCCTGGTGAAGAAAAAGCCAGTGTTTGGGTTCGTGATTCCTACACACCCACTGCATTTGATATAGGCCGACATAGTGTTTCTTGGAAAGCTGTTGACGAAAGTGACATCAAAAAAATATTATCCAAGAATTGCGCTTTTGTGCGATTTTGGTGTGGTGATAAGTGGAAAGTAGCGAGATGTATCGGTCTTGGAGGCCAATATTTCATGACTACGAACCATTCAATCCCAAAAACAAGTGACCGCTTACAATGTCAACTTGTGCGTAGCGTGAACCGGCGTGGACCTAGTGGAAATGTTGGTTTTTTGTTACCCAATTGTGACATTAAGCGTGATGAACAAAAGGATATTGCCATTTTTAAATGTGGTAGTGTTCCGCCTTTGAGAGATATTACTGATCTTTTTGTTCGTGAGAAGTTGTCAAAATTTCGTGCCAATGGTTTTTATCTCGGACGATCAACACACGGTGAAGTGATGTCTGCTGAAGTAACTGGTATTAATGAACAAGATTTCTATAATAAGGAGATTCAGTCGCCGACTAAGGTTTGGTTTGGCCGTACAGCTAGACCTACTGAAGATGGTGATTGTGGTTCTATACTAGTTGCTCGTAGTGGCAGTGGTCCTATAATACTTGGTATGCACCAATTAGGATCCAATACTGGTGTAGTTGGTGCTATTAAGACGACTTATGAGGACATCATCAAATTATTAGATGGTGCACTTATTGTTAGTGATGGTCCACCTATGTTAGACGCTCCCAGCACCTCTATTGGCGAACCGGCTGAATTACATCCTAAAAGTCCAATAAATTTTATGGAAGAAGGTTCCGTTGAATGTTTTGGATCATTCCAAGGATTTAGGCCAGCCTCTAAGTTCAAAGTAACACCCAGCATTATGGCCCCATTTTTGGAGACTCGAGGGTTTGCTATTGAACACATGGGTCCCATTGCGAAAGGATGGAAACCCAAATATGAAGCCTTAGTTGAATTGGCATATGTAGATCCCAGAGTAAAACCCGATATCGTACAACAAGCGATGGAGGGATATCTCCAGGATATTTGCAAAGTGCCAAAAAGCTGGACAGATGAAATCATGGTATATGACATCCACACTGCAGTGAATGGTGTACCTGGTCGCAAATACCTCGACGGAATTAAGCGCGGAACGAGTGCCGGATTTCCCTATTGTA